AGGACTGTCTTCAGATTTTATTTTCATCAATATCTCTAATTTATTTCCACCAGCCATTTTATTTCTCCTCTCCTCTGAAATCCATTATTGCCCTGCACCATTGGAAAAACCTAACATTATCCATATCCAAGACAATGTTAGGGTCTTTTATTTCCTTTTTAACAATAAATTCCCATTTCATTTTAATCATAGGGTCTTCATATTCCTCTTCTGCTATTTCAAGGTCATGTTTAATTTTCTCTTCTTGTTCTCTTTGGGCTTACCCATATAATCAATAATAGCCACAACTAATTCAAATAAGGCTTCCTCATCATATTCGAAAAAGTTAAGTTTTCTAGCTTCATTTGGTTTTTCTACCATTTTCGGCAATATAGTTGCCGCAAACACTGTAACGTCTTTATCTGTTAAAAATTTTGTTAGAGCATTTGTATAAATTTGATAATTTTGTGGCTTAGTTAGTCTAAAATCAAACTCTTTTAAAGTTCCTTCTGCGTCCACATATATCTCTTGCCCTTTAATATTTAATCTTCCTAGATTGTCAATGAAAACGTTGTTTTCTTGTTCTTTTTCTTCTATTTTTTCATTTGTTTTGTTTTCCATTTTCTAATTCCTCCTAAACTTTTTCATCATATTTCGCACATTGAATTGTGTATTCGATGTCAACATCTTTTGTATTGTTTTTTCTTTCTCCACCTTTTTGAATAGAAACCCCTTGTCCGTTTCCAACAATTTTATTCATTCCTGTGTTGTCTATGTACGTCAAAGTTCCTAAAACTCCATTAGGATTTGCATTACATTTTGTTAAAAATATATCGTCATCAGAGCCTTTTACTGTTGTTAGTTTTATTTCTCTTTTAGTAACTCTCGTTTGAATTGTCGGTACATTTCCTTTAATGTCAGGGTCGCCCATTGTATGGCTGTCCTCAGTTGGATTGTTCTGTATCTCTTTAGCTTCCTTAATCATATACGTTCCTATTCCTGGAAATGTAATAATCAAGTCCACTTTACTCAAATCAATCGACTTTTCTAAAAAATTATTTCCCATTTTCTACCTCCTTATGCTGCCAATGGTTCGTCGTGCCAAACCAAAGTAACTTCAATTTTTTCTATTTCTGTACTGATTGTAAAATCAATTTTTACATTTCTAAGTGTACGATTGATGTAATCATCTACAGTCAATCCTATCTGTGCCGAAGTATCTTCAATGCTTGGCACTGTAACTTTAAACAAGTATTCACCGCTATTATTCTTAGCAACTGCCCCCTGTTTACCCATTGCTAGCATTACTCGATTCAATAATGCTTCAACTTTTGGAATACCTTCGCCGTCCATTGTTGTGTTCTTTTCTTCAATTAACATTCTTGAAAGATTTGTTTCAATGTTATGCACAATAGCATCTATCTTAATTGTTTGGTCTGCATGTCTAACACCATCAGCACACCAAGAGCCACTTGTTACAGCATTGTATCCAACAAAGTTTCTGGTGTAATTGATATTACCTTCTTCGTTATCACTTTCTTCTGTCAAAGTTTTAGCTGATGGATCTACTCCTAATATTCTTCTATCGCTCCAACGTCCATTAATTCCTTGAGCGAACGTATAAGCTGGTAATCCAAATATATCTAAGTTCCCACCTTCGGCTTTTCCTGCCATAAAATATATTCTTACACTTTCTTTTAATTTATTGTTCTCCGCTGTTGAATTAGCTACAATCGCAAACTTAACATTTCTAGTTAGCCATTTAGCCAATGCCTTTGTAAATTCCTCATCATAAAAATCTACAATCACACCGTAAAAATCGCCAGTTGGCAAACTATCCAAAAATTCTTCACTTGGCGTTGCTTTACTTGCACAATACCAAACATCTGGCTGAATTACATTTCCGTCGCTATCCTCTTGTGATAAAAATGTTTCCACGCCTTTATACATTTTAGAATTAGCTCCAAAATCTGTTTTAACGTCATCCAATTTTGTGTATTTTTTATAAGGCTTGTCTGCTTCTTTAGTTATAAATAAGACTTTCCCAAAATCCCCTAACAATAAAGGTTTTGTTGGTCTTACAACTGTTACTTTTATTTTTTTAGCCATTATTTACCTCCGTTCTTACTTCTACATCTTTTATTAATTCTCTAGTTCTTTCGCTTGATTCTCTCCAGTTCATTTCTACATCAAAGCTGAATCTGTAAATATATTGACTTCCTTCAAGGAAAGTTAAATCTTTTATTTCTATCTCGTTATCGCTTAATCCGAATCCGTTCCTAATCAAGTCGTGTCTTTTCTTAAATACTATGACCTCAAGCAACTCATTCGCCATTTCTTCTGCCCTTGTCTGTGTTGGAGCATAAAAATCTAATTGTAAATAAGCAACAACTAATCTTAAAGCCTTTTCCTTAATCTGCGTATCTGTTGTTTCAATAGTTCTGTACGCACTGTATGCAGATTTGTTAAGGCTTATTGTGTGCATTACAGCACACTCCTTTGGCTTTTTTGCTACATAATCATCACGAATAATCTGAAAGTCTACAAAACTAGCCAATAATTTTCTTAATTTTTCGTTTTTCATTCCTGCACCCTCTCAATGTAATAAACTCTAAGCTGATCATGTTTCATATAATTCCTAGCAGTTGTTACAATGTAACTGTTACCCTCGAAGTCAACAATCTGTTTAGGTTCAATATCTATGTAACAGTATATTTTTTTAGTGTCCAGCGTTACCTGTATCCCCTGGTCAGATAGCATTTTTATATCCTGTCTGCCTAAGTTAAATACAGCTCCCTCAAATTCCTTGCTTTCATCAATTTCTACCAGTTCCGAATTAATCCATTCGCTTGTTCTTTTTGATATTTTGCACTTGCTGAAAAAGCGTTTTGGAATAAATGTTTTATGTGCCATTTTATACCTCCACGATTTCATAATCTATTGAATGAAATAAAGAATGTGTATCAATAAGTGGCGTGCTTTGTCCCTTAGCTTTTACAGTTTTGGAGTCGTTTGGTGCAAAATTACCACTCATTATTGTTTTCTTTATTTTCTGAACTACAAAAGTTCCTAAATTTTCATAAGCTTGTTGTCCCGTCATTCCACCTTGAATAACTTGTTCAACTTGCTTTTTTATATATTCTTTTATTTCATTTTGTGCTTTATCAGTACCTACCGACAATCTAAAAAAAGGTCTAGCTGGCATTTTACTTGTTCCATATTCGTTGAATATTGCATACTCTTGAACATCCGTATTGCTTTTCAGGCTTCCGCCACTCCAAAGCACTCCAACTTTGACAGCATGAGAACTCAAATATTTCAGTTCTTTATCCAGTTTTTCTAATGTTTCTAATTGATAAATTATTTCAGCCATATATTCGCCTCACGATACTCTCAATCTTTTCTCTTTTGTTATTTGCGAAATCCACAAACGAATAAGAAATGTCATCAATCTTATAAGTTTTATACTTGCTAGCCTCTTCATCCATACTGTTTATAAAATCATTTACTAGCATACATATTTCGTATTTTAGCCAATCAGGCAATTCGTCATATCCTGCTTTATAAGTTATTTCCAACTCTTGTTCTTTATCACAGCAAGGACAACTTTTAAACTTAACTATCTCAATATAATTCCCACGATGTTTATACTCTTCATTAAGGCTAGTTTCTTTAATTTCGACAACTGGACGTTTATTTAAGTAAATCCGCTTATTATAATCATAATTTTCTTTAAGCGTTTCAACTTCTAATTTGTATCCGGTTATATTTTCAATCTGACTAATTGCAACGCCAAGCAAGGTTTCAACCCTAGCCAATTCTTCATCAGCTAAGGTCTTGCCTGTTATCCTTTTATAGTCTTCAACAGTAATAAGCATTTAAACCACCTCTATTTTACTTTTAATACAGAGAACGCTTTAGGTCTAATTACTCCCCCACCTATTCTTATTCTTGTGTAATATTCAGTTATTCTCTCATTAACTTTTCTGTTCAGTTCTTGCTCGAATCCTTTTTTTTGATAGTAAGCATAACCTTTTCCGAAATCACAGAATACTGCTGGATATTTACCTGTGTCTATATCTTCCAAAAACTCCTCAACATATACTGGATAACCATTAAATTTCATTGTTGCACCTTCAAGAATGTTCATCCACAAATATCTACCGTCGCCATCTTTCCATAACTTCATTTCCTCATAAAGTTTGGGCGAAACATAGTAAGCTGATCCCTTTCTATAGCTTGCTTTCATTCCTGTTTCTAATTTTACTAAGTCATCAGCTGTTACTTTTTTTGTTGTCGCTGTTGTGATAGCTGCACCAGTTACTGTTGCATTTGTTAAAAATCCCTCAATAAATTGTTCTGTTGAAGCATTATATGCTCCTTTTACAGTTAATTCAGACAATGTTTGCCCAAATTCTTCTGATATTGCTTCTTTAAGTTCTCCAACCATGTCAAATGCACTATCTTGCACTAATTCATCGGTAATTGGGTATCTTACTTGTCTATATCCTGCTCTTAATTCGATGTGAGTGTATCCAAGTGTACCGTCTTGAGTATTTCCTTGCCCCTCTTTTACAATTTGGTTAGCACCTGTAATTTCATTTCTAACTGGGATTTTAATATAATCTCCGCTTCCTGTATAAAATTTACCTTTCATTAAAAAGTTTGACGTTTCCTTTGTTTCTTTCAAAATCTCATGTGATAAGATTGTCGGTATCAATACAGTTGCCTGTCCTGTACCTATTGCAGCCTTTTCTAATCCCTCAATCTCTTTATTTCCAGTTCTTAAATATTTTTCAAACGCATTGTTTGTTTTTTTCTTTTCTGTTTCAGGACTAGGCACACCTTTTTTCATAACTTCGTCTAATGTTTCAGCCATTTTTCCAAGCTCTTCATTTGCTTTTTCAACTTTGCCTTCCAATTCTTCATTTTTCTTCAATGCTGCTGCTAAATCTTCATTTGCTTTTTTAATATCCTCCGTGTTTTGATTCATTCCTTTTTCTAAATCTTCAATATTTTTTGGCATATTATCATCTCCTTTATTATTTTTATTCATATCGTTATCGCCTTTTACTGTTTCCACCGTTGCGTCTGGTACTGCTCCTTTTAATACAACACTACCTTCCACAACTTCAATTTCTTTAATTATTCTAGCGTCAATCTCTCCCTTGTCGGTCTGTACTTTCCCAAATTCTCTTTGCTTCAAAAATCCGCCAACTGACATTTCATAATTTGCTCCGTTTTTCATCATTGAATAAACTTTTTGAGCGTCCTTATTTATTGCATTTCCGTTTTCATCAGTAGACAAATCAAGTTTTGCTGTAAATTTCAAATTTCCTTTTTCGTCTTGATACACTTTTAATGTTCCAATTTCCTTACTCCATTCGTGCATATGCAATAAAAAATAAGTTTTTTCTTTATTTACTTTATCCAATGCTTCTTTATCAAAATAATCTCCATAACTGTCAATAACACTGTGAGTTATTAATTGCCCTTCAATTATTCCTTTTTCTTCCGTATCCTTTTTTAAAATCATTTCGACACTTTTATTAAATTTTTCCATTTTACACCTCCCTATATCAATTCACAATGGCAATTAATTATTTCGCTCACTGGTGCTCCCAACTGATGTGGATGTTTAAGTCCGCAACTAAAAGTTTCGTTCGCTGGGATAGTTTCCTTATCACATTTCAAATGAGTCTCCCTGTCAGTTTTTCCACCACCAACGTGCCACCAAGTCTTTTCCAGTCCTGCCTGCTCCAATCCATTGTGATACGTTGTTGTTGCAGTAGTAGCTGTTTCAGTTCTTGCAATAATCATCGCCCTTTTTTTTTCCATACCTTTTACTTTTTGAGTTATCTCTTTTGCAATATCCCTTATGTTTGTTCCACTTTCCTGTCCACGAACTATGATTTTGTTTAAAATATCTTTCGTCGTTTTAGTAATATTTGTTACCTTTTCAGCAATTACCTTTTTACTTAATGTTTTTAATGTTTTATTCTTAACTGCTGGAATTAATTTTTCATCAATACCACGATGCGTAATCAAGAAATTAGATGTCTCGTTTACAGTTTCAAATATTCCTTTTTTTAGCTCCATAAACAATTGATTACTAAACGTTTCCCAAGCAAATTCCCCTAAAAACATCTGCTCATTTACATCAATATCACCACGAAGTTGCTTAAATACCAGTCTTAGCCGTCCAAATAATTTAAGTATTAATCTGTTTCTCATTTTAAGTTGTCTTTTAGCAAGTACCTTTTTTTGAGAATTAGTCAGCTTGATTTTCTTCATTTTCTTCTTCACTCGATTCAGTTTCTTCGGCATCGTCTTCCTCCTCAACTGGTTTTACATCTTCGTATATTTCTTTTAATGGTGTCATTGATGTACTGATTAAAATATCGTCTCCATTCTCAACTGGTGGATATTCAAGCTCTGCTCTCTTCTCGTTTATCGTTAAATAACTAAGATTATTAAGCATTGCCATTTTCTCTTTTCTGTCTTCCTTTAATACTCCGATTGTACTTGTGTCGAAATCTATGTATTCATTACTTTCCAACTTATCCTTCATAATGTTATTAAGATATTCAGCTATCTGTTCAACAAGTGGCAATATATTCTCTGTATACAAATCTTTTTTAGCTTCTTTATAATTACTAAACTTGCTGTTCGTCCTATCTCCAATCAAGATGCTAGGAACATTCATTACTGCTGCAGTAGTATTTCTTATTTCGTCCATCGCGTTCAGAAAATCAAAGTCTTGTGGTGAAAAGTCTGCCTCTTTTATTTCTGCTCCTTCTCCATCTAGAATAATTGGTTTCCCAACATTTCTAGCACCGCTATTCTGTTCAATTTCATCTTTGATTTCCTTTTTCTTAAAAACATTCAGGAACTTTTTAACAATAATTATAAGATTTCTCTTACCGCCATTCTTTAATATGCTGTTGTTCCATTGCATTATGTAGCACCAGTAATTATGTAAAGCACTTAAAGATTGCACCTTGCTTATTCCGTGTCCTGCTCCAGCGATATTGTCATAAATGTTCACGCCTTTGATATAGTGAAACATCTTTAAATCTTCGCCTTTATATTCCTTGTTGTTAATTCTTATTGATTTAATTCCGTTCAACACATTTTCGTTATCGTATTCAATGTGATAAGAGCCTTTTTTAAATAAAATCAATTCAGCTTTTGTGAATAAATCAACTCTCATTACAAGCAGTTCCCCAAACAAGATGTAATATAAAGCAAAATAATTAATAAATTGGTCTGTATTGAGCAAAGAGTTAGGATTTTGCAATGTATTTAGCACATAGCTGCTTTTTACATCTTTTACATTATCGCTATATCCTTTTTTATACGTTCCCCATTTCAAATTGTTAATTGCTTCATTTATTCTTGTTATTGCACTAGATGTAAACGGATTTTTATACAATTGGCTCAAAAACTTTTCAGGATTTTCGTCTCCAAGAGAATAATTATTTATAAATTCAGATAAGG